TATTTCCAACAACTAATGAAGAAGTTGCATAGAATCTATCTGAATCTGTATCTACTTCTCTATAAATTTTGTTTTCTGCATTAACAATAATATTGTTTAAAATTGCATCGGTAAAAACATTATCTCCTACTTCTGTATAACTTTTAATATCTGATTGTAAATTTGCTAAAGTATATGCCATATTAATTTCCTCCTACTACTTCTAAAGTTACTGGTCCTGCTGAGCAATTAAGTTCTCCCCCAGAAACTCCACCACTTGTAGCATTACTTGTGCTAGTTATAAAGAAATAACTTTCAGGTGTTGTTAAAATTTCTGTAGGATTTGAATTAGGTGCAGTAATTATATTTCCATTTGCTTCGATTTTACCTACTGTAATTGTAAAACCATTTACATTATTTAAATCACTAACGTTATCAAAAGTTGGAACATTTGAAAATTGTTGTAAATTGTGAGCATTTGACCCTCCTGTTCCGTCTTCAGTTACAATTGGAAAACCTCTAAATCTTACTATGTCTCCTGTTTTTCTTTGGTGGTCTAAAGAATAAATATTTACATAAGTTACTCCTCCAGAAATTATAGTAGTAAAAGGATTGTTGTTTAATAAAATTAAACTTACAACCGAAGCTCTTTGAGGTCTTGGATTATATAAAGCTTGTGGATCTGATCCAACAGGTGCTGGAGTAAGTTGAGGTTGTTTTGCTTCGTATTCTGAAATATGAACTAAAGAACCATTCCATTCTCTAACCATTTCAGTGTAGGGAAATCTTAATCCTGATCTATCTGAAATTGCTAAAGCATTTCTACCTGAAGCATAGCCTGCCATTATACACCGCTCCCATAAAATGTTTGTGGTGAAATGAAACTAGAAGTACCTTGGTTGTCTGCATCTAATGCTCTTAACATTTCACTTTCATATCTTCTCTCTAGTTCTCCAGATCTTTCTGGTGAAACTTTTTGACTTAAATAATAAGCAAGTCCAGACATCATGCATGGGTAAAATCTATTAACTATATCAGAAGTATAATTATAAGAACCAGCGTCTTGAATTCTTGCTAAGTAATAAAAACAAAATTGAAAACTAGAAGGTGTAGTAGTACTTGAAACACTTGCACTTGGTGTAGCATATAAAAATATACTAGGGTTTACTTTTCTGTCCATGTAGTATTGTGAAGGTGTTCCTTGTGTTAATTTATTAGGTGTTGCACTATATGCTGATCTACTAATTTGAGTTAAGGCAACATCTGAAGGGGCTGCTGTATTTGAATTGTTTCTGTAGTAGGCTTCTAGTATTGAAGTCATATCATCTGGAAAATTAACAGAATCTGTTGCATAACTATATTCTGCTTGTCCTTGTACTAAAGGTATTTTAGCAAGTTTTACTTTCCATAAATGAACACCTCTGTTAGCCCATTCTTGAAATAAAATATTTAATGATCTTCTAGCTGATCTTAATTGATAACCGGTTCTAGTACCGAGAACACCTGTTCTTTCATAGGCTTCTTCTATAATGTCATCGACTTGTGGATTGAATGCAGTTGTTTCTGAAGTAGGTGGAGTTGTCTGTGCAGTATTACCCATACCTGCAGTTAAAGCATTACCAGATGCAGAGTTATAATAAAATAATATAGGAGCGCCGACTGTTCTTACCGGAGCAACTATAATAGTTGTTTTAGAACCTGCTTGTCCTGCAGTTCCTGTAGTTGTTACACCATCTGTATAAGGTGCGATTGCATTAGGTAAATTACCATCTTTAGTAGAAGAAAAACCTAAAGTAAAATTAGCATTAGTAGCTTCTGAAGTATCAAAAATATAAGTATTACCCTCTTGAAAAAAGAGAACAGGACTTACTTCACCATTGATAAAGTATTTATTAGTACCGGCACCAAAAGCATTCTGACCAGTGGCAACGGTGACTGTAAAAGTTATAGTCGCCATTTAAAATTTACGCTCCGGTTATTGTTACAGTAACGCTTCCGCCTGCTCCAGCTAAATTAAAAACAATTCCGTCTTTAAATAAAATTCCAGAACCTGGAACATAAACTTCTAGTCCTTCTGTTCCAAAGTTATAAGTAGCTACTAAATTTCCAGCTGCCGCAGCTCCCGCTGTTGCTGCGTTATGTAATTTTAAAATAGAACCTGCTATTCCTAATCCTTGGATAGAAGTAATTCTAGCTCTGCCTGCTCTTGATAAAGTATCTCCACCTATAGTATCTAATAAAAGGGTTGTTTGGTCGCTTGAAAATGATCCGCCGCCTGACATATGTTTTCTCCTGTTAAATTGTGTGTGGGCCGAAGCCCACACTTAATTATTAATTAAACTACGCTGCTGTAGCGTCACTTAAATTATTAGCTTGTAAATATGTAAATGTAACAGTTGTTTGTCCTGCTGGATTAGCATTCACTGCACCTACTGTAGTTACTGTAGCTATAATTTGAGTATCAGAACCAAATCTATCAGCTTCATCGAAAGATCCAGTTGCTAAAGTAGAGTACTCTGCTAAAGCTTGACCATCTTGAGCAGCTAAAAAGTATGCAACACTTCCTGTTTTACCCATTGATATAGTACATGAAGTAACATTATTATTAACTACTGAAGTTCTTATTGTAGCTGTAAGTAATTGTGAGTTTCTTGGTATTACACCTACATTAAATGTAGTTGCTCCGGCTGCAATTGCAGTGTCAATCATTATTGATTGAGACATTACAACTTGACCTGTGTTTTTTACGTTATCACCAAGTGTTGTTCCTGTAGTGTTTCTTATGTTTCCAGCTGATATTGGGCCGGAAAAGTTAGTATTTGCCATGATATATTCTCCTAGTTAAATTCTACATAGTCTCTAGGCCGTCGACTATACTGCGTCTATGCAGAATATTAATTTATGTATAGTGTGATATTTATATCTTATTTTTGAATAGAGTGCAAGAGATCCTACAGTAAAAGTGCGATTTCAGCGATGTAGCTTTTGTCTAAGTAGCTACAGAAACTTGTGGAGCAGAACCTTCTACGTTGTTCTGTAAGTGAGCAATTCTAGCTTCTTCAAGCTTGATGTCAGTAATGACTCTTTTAACTTTATCGTCAATCTTGACCATCTCAAGAGTATATCTATTATTATCTAGATGCTCCTGTTGCCACTTCAACTCCAAGGACCTTTTTTGTTTGTATAGGTCTTGTATCATTTATAACCTCTTCATAAGTTATTCGATTTAACCCCGGATGGTAACTATCTCCGAGATACTCCCACACTATACTGTTTTCTCCCAGTTTGTCAAGTACTGCTTTTTCTACAGATTCAGCATTATCAAACTCATGCTCAATGTTAAATTTTGCATGATAATTATAGGCCCAGATAGTTATAGTAGTTTTTTTCATTTACACACCTTGTTGTAGTTAAAAAAAGGGCCGTTTTTAGGCGGCCCTTTAAATTATTTATTAAACGCCTGGAGATGCGAATACGCCTCTTGGATCTGAGAATCCAAATACGTATCTTTCTCTAGCTTTGTATCTAACGTTTCCTGTGTCAAAGTCACCTTCCATAGTAGTTTTGATAGGTGATCTAACAAAGTGCTTAAGACCATTTGGAACATCAGTTTTGATAAAGAATGCATCTGTATCAGTCAAGTAGTGATTTACTACATAACCTTGAGGAATCATCCCCATGTTTCTGATTGCATTGATATCATTATCTGCTGTTTGAGTTCTACCTTCAGACTTCATAAGTCTGTCAGCAGTAAATTGAAGCTCAGAAGGAATAATCATTTTCATTCCTCTAGCCGCAATTTTTAGGCCTCTTTCGTCAGTCATTGCAGCGATGTCAATTAAAGACTGCTCCAATGAAGTTTCGTTTAAGTCAGCAGGTACTGCTAATTGGTTTGCAAAAGTTCCCGAAAGTGTCGGGTGATTAACAATTGCATTCGCTGCACCATTTCCAAATAGTGATACGCCATCACCACCTGCAAAAGTACTATTGAAACCATTATTCAATACTGCCGCTGCTTTAACTTGCTTAGTGTTTGCCATAGATCTTGCTAACGCTTTTGTATATCTAGACGCAAGTCTGTCATACAAGTTATCTTCGATAGCTTCTTCTGTGATTGCAAACGCTAAAGCGATTGTTTCGTTTGTGTAACGTGCAGTGAAAGTTTCTTGTGCATCGTCAAACTGAACGCCTTGGCCTTCAGGTTTAACTGCTGCATTCGCAAAACCACTTAACATTACTTCTTCTTCGAAAGCTCTGTCAGATGATTCTGTGTCAAAAATTTCAGCGTGCTCGTTAGCATACTGTTTATATTCAAGTCCAAATAGTGCATTTAGACCTGGCTCTAACTCTTTAACGAGTTGTGCTCTTGATATTGCCATGTTTTTTTATCTCCTATTTAGATTGATTATGAGTATAAACCAGCGCCGCCAGCGATTGCAACAACAACATCTCCACCTGTAACAGTGAAGTCTTTGTTATCAATATCATTAGCATAACCGATTAGTTTAAACATTCCAGTTGCCGCTGCAGAAGCAATATTTAATTTAGCAATTGATTGCCCATTTAAATTGTCTGTAGCTGTATAGTTTAAAGTGTTGAAGTTGTTAGCACCACCGATTAAGGTTTGTGCAACAGCTGCATCAGCTTTAATTGTATACTGTTGGAAGGGGTTGTTCATTATAAACGCTGAAATTTCATTTGTTCCAGTATTATAATCAACAGATGTAGTTTGACCTGCAACAATGTTATTGCTGAAAGTTGGACTTCCTGAAGCGTCCACAAAGAATGCTCCATTAAATAC